GCCGTCCATGTTCTGGACCATCTGCACGCGCTGCTCCGTCTGTCTCTCCGCCAACAGTTGCTCTACCTGTGGATTCCGGCTCAGGTTCGGTCCCTGCTCCTCAATCGCCTTGCGGGCGAAGTACATATCGCGCTCGTTCCACATCCGTTCCTGAACCTCAGAAGCGAGGTCAGCGGTCGGGATCGGCGGGACCACTTCTGCCTGCTTGGCCTTGGGCGTCGGGTCACTGCGAAGGCTCTCAAGTTTCGCCTCATACTCCTTCTTGAGCGAGGCTACTTCTTTGCGCTCGTCAGCTATTTCCCGAAACTTCTTGTGCATCCCTTTTTCAATCGTCTTGTAGATTGGATCGACCAGTTTGCGCTCCAACTCTGGAAGGGAGGCTAGATCGCCGTCCCAGCTTGCGGGGTCGAACGCAGGCTTGGCCTGATCTTCTACGACGACATCATCATCAGCAGCCTCAGTTTCAGTGTCGTCGGACGCATCTTCGGACACCGGCTGCTCGTCATTGCTCTCCGCTTCGGACGCATCCTCGGCGGCAGCCTCAACAACAGCGTCATCGCCATTACTGGTCCACTCACTAAGGGCTTGCTCATTCGCAGCGGCGAACTTGTCTCCAATGGAGAGGTTCGTTTCGCTCATCAGAGTTCTCCTTTAATCGGGCAACACAAATGGCGGCGCTTTATCCATCAGATCCCTTATCCGCGCAGCCTGCTTCTTCTTGGCCATCTCCGACACAACCTTCTTGGCTGCGGCCGGAGCACCAAGATCACTAGGCCCGGCGTGAGTGCGTATGTAGTGCGCCTCATCGCGGGCAGCTTTGCTCTCGGGGTCGGGGGCGTATTCACGCAAGCCTTGGCGCTTCATTTCGTCTTGTCGGTGCCGTTTGCTTTTGACCCTGACCCCGAGGTTTCCGTCCACGTAGTCGTATGAACAACCACCAGGGACGGTATCTCCTTGAATCGAGAACGTAGGCTCCCAAACCCGGTCCAACTTGCGCGACACTTCGGCTTGGCAAAACTCGCAGGGTACAACCGCATTGACATCATTCATCGCCATGTTATGATCCTGCGCCTTGCGGCAAGTAGGACATCTGAGTTTGTAGATCATGCCGCACCCTGCTACTTCCGTTTTTCCAGACCGCTGACTCGTCTGCCGTCTTCAATGAATTCGCGATATATCGTGTCGTCTTCGGGGCCGCCGTAAGACCCGGCATACTTGCCATATTTTTGGGGGTTCCCGAATCCATCGCCATACGCCCATCTATTGTGTACCCGATCGAATACATCGGGCTGCCCATAAGACCACGGCATCGGTCCATCGCTCCCCTGCGCCATATACTGTTCGATTTCTGCCTCTACGGGAGTGATGGCATTTGAACCATTATCGCGGCTTGGGAACGGCATCGGCGGCCGCCACTCTTGGCGTTCTCCACCAGTCTGTTGCGCGGACATTTTTTTGGCTACGGCCTCGTCAATAAGCATGGACAAAATATTCTTCCAGTCCGCCATTATGCTGCTCCTTGCATATTCGGAGCCTGCATCCCGGCTCCAGTCTGTGCCATCGCGTCCGCCTCATTCTGCGGGGGCGGCGCTTCTGGGGACATCGGCTGTGGCGGACCCATCAGCATCTGGACCTGCATCTGCGCGACCCGGCTCATGGCCTTGAGCGCGTTCACGTCCTTGATGCCGAACTCCTTGCCAAGCGTGATGGCCACTTCCTCGTCCGCGAACAGCCACGGCGACTGCCCGATGATCTGCAAAAGCTGGATCTTGAGCGCAGCCTGCTGCGCCGAGTCCACCGGGATCATGTCCTCGATGTCGATGTCCACGTCGAAGTCGCCCGCGATCATGTCGGCGTCGATGATGCCAGTCCACGCCTGCCCGTCTTCGCCTGCGATCTGGATGGCGCGCTCGACGGTCATGTTGGCCTGCATCGAGTCGAACAGTTTCTTCATCGCCTCGCGCAGACACTCGGCCAGGTCGTCGCGGTCAAACGACAGTCTTGACCCGGCCCCTTGAGCCATTCGATTAACGCCCGTAGCGGTGTTCGACGAGGCCACGCCACGGTCCTCGCCGGGCATCCCGCCGACCTCATCGAAGTCCTGCGAGATTTGGTCCACGTTGCGGTACAGCGCGTCGTTCACCGGAGGCGAGGCCAACGGCAAGATCGAGTCGGCTACGCCATAAACGGCCTCTTGCTGCAACATGACGATTTCCATGTCGCGGCCGTTGCACAGCTTGTCCATGTTTAGCGTATCGAAAGCGCCGTTTTTAACGATATACTTCCGATTGGACTTCTTCATCGCCCGAAGCTGCTGCTGCCGCGCCTTGTTGTATTCGTCGTTGATCGGAGCAAGGTCGCTCACCGGAGGGCGAGGGTAGAACTTCTCGTCCTTGCCGATGCACTCGTTGGGGCGCAGGTAGACGAACGGGCCGTACTTTGCGCCGTCCTGGATGGGATGATCCATCAGGGCCTTGCCGTAGCCGTCAGCCAAGACCACCATGCGGTCATTCTTGAAGTCCCAGAACTCAAACAGGCGGACCTGCTTCGACCGCTCCTTGTCGTCCTCGTCCATCCACGTCGGGGTGGAGTCGTGGCCGATGGGGCCATCGGCGCCGTAGAAGTCGCCTGTGGCCTCAAGGTCTTCCGTGTTCTTGAACAGCGGGTCGTTCTTGACATCCTCCAGCGACCGGATGTACTCCTGCGCGACCCAGTTATGCCGCATCGGATCGTTGCCGCCATCGGGGTCGATGATCATGTGGCGGTAGTGCGTCCAGTCGATGAACCAGTCCTCAAAGGCAGGGATCTTAGTCCTGTCGATCAGGTTGCCATCGTCGTCAAGGATCGGCTGCCCAGTGACGGGGTTCAGCATGTAGCCCGAGAAGTCGATTCCCTCGGGCGTGATCTTGACTTTCTGCTCCGGCTCGTTCTCGCTGTACGGCGTCTCAAATTCAGGGCGGTAGCCCACCTTCAGCACGCCGTAGCCGAGCGAGGACGCCTTGATGAGGCGGGAAATGGTCCCGCGCAGGCCGAACATGGGGCTGCTGATGGTGTTGTTCAGCAGCGATTCGGCCAGCATGTGCGGGGCGACCAGCCGGACCTCGACTTCGCCGGTCATCGGGTCCATCTTGGGCGTGCCGTCAGGCCCCATCATGGGCACCGGCACGGGCTCCCAGCCCGAGTTGGTCTTGGGCGTGACCTTGGCCTTGGGATTCTTATGCGCGAGGCTGGCGCGGCGGCTACGAATCCAGGAGCCGACCTTGTTGATCGTTACCTCGTCCTCGACACCCAGCGAACCGGACCACTGTTTCATGTCCTCAAAGGACTCGTTGTGTTCCCAGCGGTCTTCTTCTTCCTTGCGGAGCTTCAGACCACGGTCGATCTGATGCAGCATCCACTTGACGCCATCATCGGCAGGCGTGGTGAACTGCTTGACTGGACGACCGATCATTCTGATTCCTTCCGCATCGAAATCATCATCTCAAGGCCGCAGGTCGGGCAGATCAGTACAGAGTGTACCGCGCCTCGCGAGATAGCCGACATATCGCACAGCGGACATTCGTGATACATGTCGCTGCGAACGACCTCAGTGACCGGCAGGCTCGTTCCATGCCCGTAGTGGACAAACCAGTCCTCCGAATCGCCAACGAAGTCTTGCAGGTCGCCAGCCAGCGCGGCGGCAAGCGGATTGCGCCTAGACGACACGGATGGCGCTCCTGTCTGGGTGGGTGCGACCTCGGTGTAGCTGCTCCGCCTTATCCAGCAAGTCCTGGAAGCAAATGCCTGTTCGGGCGACAGTCGGCGCAATCCAGTTACTCGGGCGCGTGTCGAACAAATAGGCAGTTGCATCCCAGTCGTGGTTGTCCTTGTCCCTGATCTTCTCGGGGTTGTTGTGGCGCATGGCCACACCAGCGGAGATGTGCTTCTCCCAGCGCAATCCCATCACCGTCTGGGCAAGGCTCGGGTTCGTCTCGGCGCAGATGTACGCCTTGGGGTTCAGCGGGTCCGACCAATACTCGCTCAGGAAGCGAATCGCCATCGGAACGTCAGCGCCACGGCGGCCCTTGGTGAACACGACGCCGTACTCCGCGAATATCTCGGCAATCGACTTGGTGCCGGTAGCGGTCTGCTGGGTCTTGGCCGTGATCGACGGATCGCACGCGATGTACTTGATGTGTTCCCAGTACGGGCACGCCTTCATTCTCTCGACGTGCTTGGCGATGTCGGTGCAGGGCTCCACAAGCTCCCACAGCGAGCGCGGGGTGCCTGTCTTGTCCCAGCCCCAGACCTGGAACGACGAGTTGTTGCGCGCCCCGTAGTCGTAGCCCGCGTAGATGCTCATCGTGTTGATGGCGCGTTCTACTTCGACGCGGGGACAGAAGATGGCGTGGGAAGTGGAGGCGATGAACCCGAATACGGGATCGCCGCCACCCGCCGAGTAGTCGATTTCCATCTCGGTTTTCCAACCAGAGGAATCGAACCCGCCGACGTACCCCTTGACCGCATCGGCAACCCACGCAGCGCCATCTCGCGCCGGGTCTTTGGCAGGGTCAGCGGTGTAGTGGACCTCTAGGCACCACACACCGGAGGGGGTTTCCCACGATTTGAGGCCGCGAGGCCATTCCATGCCCAGCAGGTCGAGCGCCCGCTTGACCACAGGATGCACTGCGTGCTGCTGCACGTCGCCGCTGTTCGACTCAAGGACCATTCGGTTGAAGGCACTACCAGAATCCACGGACGATACGCAAAGTACCTTACCTCCCCCGGCCACGGCGGGCCTTGCAGCGATCATCGACGCCTCAAATTCCTCTTGGAAGGCGGATTCGTCGCTAACGAGAAGCGAGGGCGTGTACTGCCGGACCTGATGGGCTCCTTGGGGAATGGCATTGATCGCGCCGCCGTACCACGGCACGCGGAATCCATGCTCGTCGATCTCTTTCGGGGTGAATGTCAGGCACCCAACCTGATTGCCACGACCGCTAACCACATGCCCGTCGCGCAGCCAGCCAGGAAGGTGCTGGATAATGAAATCCATACGGCCTGCTGCCGGGTTCTTCGATCCCTGTGATACCATTGCGAAGGCATCGTCTTCCTTCTTCGTCTGGTAGATAGTATGTCGATATGCCGCCGACATAGTGTGCCAAACAGAGAAGGCCGTGGTCGCCCAGGACAGGCGCATCTGCCGCGACTTGGGCACGGCGAGCACCTGACAGGCGAGCATGTATAGGAACACGATCACCATGTACTCGGGCGAGTCGTCCATCAGCGGCTTGACGGGGGTATCGGCGTCGTGGGAGTCCTTGGTGTAGACGTAGGGAAGGAAAGACCAGAGGCCCGAGTCGGCGTAGCCGTTCTCGGGAGTGCCGTAGAACTGGATGGCCTTCTGCCATTCAGCGATACGAGCGACCTCGTTGTCCTTCAACCGCGCCATTGACTACCGATCCATCGGCAGGTACTGAATCGTGTCCCCGGCAGCGCCCTTGAACGCGAACTTGTGCCACCAGGCCGTGCTGCCCGTGCGCTTGTAGGGCGGCGGCGCGGGAATGACGAGACTCTGGCCTTCGGGGATCTGAATCCACACGGTTTCAGCCGTGTTCGCGTAGAAGCGCCTGATGGCGACCGGATTGCCCGACTTCTCCCAGATCATATAGGCACCGGGCATCCGCATGGCGTTGGTGCTGTCAATGGGGGCGAGGTAGACCAGCTCGGGAGTCGCCCCGGCGAGCCCTTCCTCGCGGCACAGCCAAGCGTAATTGAGATCCAGCGCGGAGGCCGGAGACGGGGCGAGAGCCATGCCCACGATGATGAGCAGCAGGGCGGCGATAACCACCAGCAGCAGTCGGCTTTCCTTGAACCAAGCGACGAACTTAGCCATTTTGTTATCCATTCCGGGCAATGCCCGCGTTTGCCCAGAAGATGGCTTCTTCCAGCTTGGTGATGGCCAACGACTGCTCGCGGGAGTCGGGAACGCTGTTGGAAATCAACACGGCCAATTCCAAACCAGCCCGGCGCAGAATCCCGTATAGTTCGGGCTGTCCTTCTTTCGGGGCGTGATAGGTGAACCTGTTTTCCAGATCATCGAGATTAGCCATCAGACCCTACCTTTTTCTGGACCAGCGCCAGAATTGAAGCTGGCCGCTCGGCGTCAGCCGGGGGCGGCGAAAACCCTGTGTTCTTGACCTCGACCTGGGACTTGTCTGCCCACTTCTCAGGCCGGGCGTTCTTCAGGTAGAACATCCCGGCGGTGGGGGAATTGCTCTCAAGGGCGAGTTTGTATAACTGCTTCTCTACCTTGGCGATAGCGTAGTTCTGCATCTCGTCGTAGAGGGCAGCAAGGTCTTCTGAGCCCTCGATGACGGCCATGACCTCGACCATCGGCAGCCTGAGCGCCGCAGCAATGGCGGCTTCCTGCCCGTCGTAGTCTATCAGGGCCTGCCGCATGATCTTACGGGCGGATTCGTAGCGCCGTTCGCGGTCGATGGGCCAGGTCTTGCGGGTGACGCGCTTGTCGTCGGCCTGGACCTCGCCAACAATCTGCTCCCGAATGTCGTCGGCAGTCTCCCGGCAGGCTTGGCGTAGCTTTGCGGCAACGCCCCGCTTGTTGGCGATGACGGCGATGTAGGAGCACTGTTTGCAGTAGCTTTGGCGCTCCTTGAGGCCCTTGCCCTTGAGGTGAAATGAGGACTGGGTAAACAGCCCGCGACATTGAGTGCAGCGTTTTCCAGCCTGATTTGCGCCTCGGGCGAAGCGAACGCGGGGGGTGCCGTTCATGCCCAACAGAGCGCCTTCTTCGCAGTCGAAATGCTCCATCTGCTGCTTGATTTCGACCTCATAAGCGAGCTTGGCCATGCGCCCTCCACCAATCACCATAGCATGTACCTATGCGTACACCAAAGGGATTTCTGTACCGATAGGTACACATTGGACCTCATCAAATCAAAATGATCCATTACTTGCCCGAGCGGGCCAAAGAGGCTCTTGACATATCGGCCTATTCTTTGCAAAGCACCACGAATTGACCAACCCCACATTTTGAACACGTTTCGCAGAATATTGCCACCTATTGTAGCCAAACAACTTAGCCTTTATGAGAAACATTATCACAATTCCCGCAGGGTTGACAATGGCACTCCAGCGAAAAAGATGGCATCCTGCACCTAGTCAGGACAACAACTTACATTCAGCCCAAAACTTTTGTCTTGACAAAAATCCCATTTTGTGATCTAATCAGGGGAACCTCTAAGGAGGGGCTGAGGAGTGAGATTCATCGAACGACGAAGTAAAAGGGTACACTCGACACCACACCCAAGCTGATCGACGGCCTCCTGGTCGGAGAACAGCGCCAGCCTAACCAATCCGCCGGGGCCTCCCAGCCTGCCCAAGTTAAAGCCACTCGTTTACTACAAATTCCCTGTGAGGACCGATCCACCAATAACGCGCGCGTGCCCGAGCGGGTGCCCCCCCGTGCGTGAGCGTGTGTGTGCGTGGGTGAGCCGGCCCTGGCCGTCCACTTAATAGGACACCCACCACACAATGCGCAGCTGTACACTATTCAGGACAGTGTGCACACAATGCGCAACCGTCCACAAAAGTGGACATATGATTGGGCCGCCAGCCGGCATAGCAGACGGCGGCGGAGAAGTGGAATCGGTTGCACCCTGCACTTGAGTTCGCCAACCACCTGTCTGTATAGCGTCCAGTGCGATCAATAGCCGTGCATCCCGCAAGGGTAGCGCCTGATCGCCGCAAGTGACGATATATCTTGGGCTTGCGCTTGTGGCCGATAGTGGCAACCCTGCGGGAGCTCTCCAATAGCCTGCTATCCAAAAATAATTGATGGTATCGGCTCCGCTTGTAAGTAGCTTGACCGTCAATAGCTTGCCAACAATCTCCCTGTTATCCATTGTTGGGTATAGATAGTGCTAAAGTGTTG